TTTTTTTAGTGTTTTATCTTACTACACAAAGTAATATAAGTCAAACTTAAACATAATGTAAAAACAACCCCCGGTGGAGGTAAAACAAACATCAATCATAATATAAAACTTATACTAAAACTCGAAATTACCTCCCCCAGTGGAAAGTCACGGAACGCCCATACAGTAGTTAGCTGCTTTTTGGCGGTAAAGAGAGACTTACAGAACTCTTTACTAAATCCTCACAAACTGAGAAAGTGGTTCTTAACCAATCAGACGAATTACGGGCATCACACCGTCCATTTTACGCTTGGCCAGCGGTTCGATTTTCTCTCCGAACATAAGAGTAAGATGCGAATTCCAATTTCTGGGTACAGGACTTCAGGCAGGTAGAAAAGCTGGGTGACTCCCCATAACTCAAAGTATGCAAAGCATAATGAGCACTAATCTCCATTCTCCTTAATGTCTCTGATCCTTACTATTGGCTCTAACATCTCTTAAAATTTAAATGACATAAAACAAATTACACTTCTGACATCTCCAAACACTCGAGGAATTCTGGTTCAAATGGTAGCTCAATAGCAGCATACCATCGTAACTCAGCTTCATCGTAGCTGTGAAGAGATGCAGGTAGATCTAACAACATAAGATTATCATCTATATTATTCTTAACTATTGTGTAAAATTCTTTACCATGATGAAAAGCATCTTCTAAACTATTTTCTATGTTATTGTATAACAACTCTAGGTCATCGCCTCCCTTACGGTACCACATTACTCTCTCCCAAATGGAAACCTCATCAAGTGGGGCCAACATAAAGAAAGGAAGTAAATGATGTCTCTTGAATTCACGCTTCAGAAAAGTAAAGTTTTTAATTTCCCAGAAAGGGCGGCACTCTAAATAACCACGTTTGGCATCGTCAGTAATAACAACACCATGTCTAGCTAAATAAGCACCAACAGTTGCTAAATTATACCATTCAATAACTTCTTCATCTACAGCACAATTGTTATCATCACCATATAAAGCTAAAGCAGTCAAACGATCAAATTCAGCTAAATCACGATACTCATTAGGAGCCAAGTTTAACCAAGCTAACGCAAGATAAACCCAGTTCAACAAGGAATTCAAAATAACTGTCAAACTAACACCACTGGGCAAACCATTTTCTATCTGCAACAAAGTATCTTCACAAATTGTAACACGCTTACTAATTTCATTCATCAATACTTGACGTGCAGCTTGAGCTTCAGGACTATCATTATACCACGTATTAATCACACGACATAACATATTAAACAAATCTCCACAACCTTGACCATCAAAAGTCTTATAATCAGCAGCAAATCCTAAGGGAGAAACACTAGACATCTGCATAAACAACTCAGTCCACTCTAACGACATTGGGTTAATTCCAACCTTAATTGGTAATTCTCTACGGTTAGCCATAATAGCAACACAAAAATCCATAAAATACCTTCTAGTAGCCATAGTATAATCACAAGGCATAATTGAAAAAGTTCTAGTTTTAGGAACATTGTAAATCTTAGCTAATTTAACGCGCTCGTCTTTCGTACATTCTTGACTAATAGACCACACACGGCGTCCACACTCAGCTTCTCTAATACGGTTATTATACATTTCACGCAACTTTGGGGAATCAATTTCATACTTAGGGGCTCCATTACTCATTTCACCAACTTCTTTAAACAAGTGCTTTTTCCCACGTTGCATACCAACACGATCCTTAATGAAGGGATAACCCTCACTAGATTTCATGTTCATAGCATCATAATACTCAAGTCCAGGAATACCATTGATAACTTGATCTAAAGCCAAAGGACCTTTATCTCCTCGAGAACTTTTAACATTTTTCAACTTATTGACTAAATACTCTTCAATTTGCTTCAACTGTTCAGGAAACCACGGCACACTAGATACACCATACTTAGCTATACCTGATACTAACGGATTAAATTCTTTACCATCTAAACGAGGGTCATTTTTATCTAAAATAGCTGGTTCAGTTCTCACTTGAGCAACCAAACCATTCAACCTAGATGCACGAATCCCA